ACGGATTCGATGGCATCGTCCATTTCGATGGCGCGGAGAAGATCCGCGTCCATGCGGGACAGGCTCATCTGGGGCAGTAGGACTTCGACCGCATAGTCTGTCGCGTCCGCCCAGATTGACGAATAGGCGTTCGTTTTGAGCCACAGGGAGCCGTCATCGAATAGATGGTAGACGGATGAATCGGGATTGCCGATACCGCCGCCGGGGCGAATAGACTCGCTGAGGTTGTCCGCGAACGGAGGGAGTTCCTCGATTAAGTCTTGCTCGTCAGGCGCGAGCCAAAGGAAATTGTCGTTGAGGTAATGCTGGCGCACATAGGCCAGCGCGGCCTGAGGTAGGTTGTCCGCGTGGAACGATAGCAGGATCGTCTCGCGGCAAATGATGCGTTCGAGGATGGGGATTAGCTTTGGATTCATTGGATTCGATTGATTGCGGATAGATTGGCCTACCCTGTCGCCCTACTCTTTCGAATGGGGCGCGGAGGATAGGTCATTCAGTCGAGACTTGACCAGAGAGCGACAGGATTGCGTAGGCCGCTATAATGGACTTCGTAGCGCGGGGGATTGGCAACGCCTACCTCACGCCATAGGTCAAGCTGTTGGCGCGCATAGGTGACGGCTTCCGCTTGGGACTTGGCCCAATGTTCAAGCAATGGCTTGGAGCCGCTCGCGAGACTCGTTTTCATGACGTAGTATTTCATGGATGCGCGGGGAATGGGTTAGGGTTGACAATTCTGGCAGCGGGGGAGCGGGGAATTTTTCTTTGCCGGTTTACCGCAGCGCGTACAAGAACGGACGGTTGAGCGGGAATTTTGAGAGGCTTGGCGGATTGGACCTGAACGCTGCATTGCGGCTATTGCGTCCCAAGATAGGCCGAATGCGCCGTACTTTTGCTGCTCCAGTAGATAGGCTTTCGATTCTTCGATGGTCATATGTGCGCGGGGATAGGGTTAGAACTGTTGAATGACCAGTCCGCCGTCGAATTCGACCACTTGCGTGCGGTTCTGAAGCCATTCAAGCGCGGATTCATCTTTCGAATCGATTCCATCTTTGAAGCCGTAATCTTTCGCAGCCTGTAGCGCGGAGGGATATTCTGCCCATTCGCAGCAAATCGCGATAGGATCGAGCGTGAATTCGGTGTCCGTCCATTGCTCGATATTTTCGAAGTGGTCGAATAACGCACGGCGTGCGGGGAGGCTGAATTGAGTTTCGCGTCCGCAAGCGCGGAAGGAATCGACGAATTGGAATTCTGAAACGGTGGTTTTCATTGGATTTATTAAGATCGGGAATCGGGATGATTCACCGCCGGAGGCTACCGTTGCCGATAGACTCTCGCGGGGAGTCAAAGCGAACCATTCGATTCGGCAATGTCGCCCCATGAAGCGATTCGATAGTGTCCATTCATTCGGACGATTGTGGGCGCGTAAGATTCCCCCGTGTTCAGGTATTCGACCCAAGTACCGTTTCTAGTCTGAAAGGCTTCTATGCCGAAAGTTTCCAATAATGCGTCAAGGCAATGAAGGCGCACGTCCGAAGTTGAAGGCGCATGGTAGCACTCGCGCACTCGCGCACTACCAGCGGGGAGCAATTCCAATTCGGATCGGCGCATTCGGAATATTGCTTTGACTTCCTTTCCCTTGCCGGGGAAAACGGATTCGATAGACGTAATGGACGGGGAGCGGAAACGGGGAGCGGATTTGGTGATTGTATTCATGGGATGGGATGGGATGGGATGGGATTTACTTTGCGGAGAGAATGGGCCGGAACTCTAAGCAAGGGCCGGAAACGGAGGCGGAAACGTAATAATCGGACAGATGGAAAGCGGCCCAACGTTCCGAATCGGGAAACGGTAGAATGGCAATGCATTCATGGGGTTTTCCTTCGTTTCGAATGCGCGGAGTTCTATCTATGCGGAGGCAGAGTTGGGCGAGTGTCTCTTTCATGGGATTTGGATTTGGATTTGATCGGCTTTGATTGGCCGCTATTCCCTACCTTTTCAGATAGGGAAGCGCGGGGAATCAAAGGCGGTTGAGGATTGCTTGGATTGACCGGCCAAGTTCAGCGCGGATTTGATCGTCGAATTGATTGGCTTTGGCGCGGATTTGATCGGCTTCTTTGCGTGCGGAGGCAATGATTCGATCAGATTCGGCTTTGGCTTCGCGCAGGATTGCTGCGGATTGCTGCCTCGATTCGGTAAATCCCAAAGCGCGGGATTCAACGCAGTCGTCTGCATCAATCGCGAATTCGATAGCTGGCAATTGATCGGCCAGCCAAAGCGCGGAATAGGAATTCACGCCAAGCAAGGCGACAGTGTTGCGGAGGATATGCTTTTCGTCTGATTTGGATAACATGGGATTTGGATTTGGATTTGATTGCCGATTGCTGCCCATAGTTTCCTAGGGGCAGGATATCGGGAATCAAACGAGTTCGACGTAGGAATAGAACTCCAAATCATGGCGGATTGAATCGGCAATTCCTGATTCGAATGCCTCCCAAAGCGATTCGGAATCTTCGCTTGCGTTGAATTCATGGGCAATAAATTCGAACGGTGAAAAGTCACGGGAATTGATTTCTGCGGCAAAGCAAAGGCATTCGTGATACTCTGCGATATTATCGGCGGTGACTACTTTGCCCAAGCCGATCCAATCCATGGAGCGGTCGATAGTGTCACCGATTGATGGGAGATTGTGACAAGCGATTCCGTGGCCGTGATTCCAGCCCATTCTATAGGCGCGCTCTAAGGTTGAATCGGAGGCGAATGCGGTGGGGATAGTTTCGGGATAATTCATGGGATTTATTTAGTAGGGGATTCAGAATTGGGAGCGGAAGAAAATCAGGAAGAAAGCATAGCTGGTGACGGCGTAGGCCGTGGCCACGAAGAGGAAGGAGAGGAGTTTTCGGCGCATGGGATTAGGCGGTAAAGACAACGGATTCGTTTTCAACGGTGTAGGCCAGTGAACCGGACAACAGGCCAGTGACGATTTCAGTGGACAGGCCGTAGCCTTCGCAGAGCAAGCGAACTGCCCATTCCCGTTGAAACGGAAAGTGCGCCTTAGCTAAGGCGACGATAGACGGTGTAAAGACCAGAGCGGTCGAATTCAAGCGGTAGGTTTTCATAGCGCAGCCAAGGTAGGGGAAGGATGGAATGGCGTAAAGAAAATTCGAATAAATATTTCAGAATGAGAGGGAAAAGGGCCGGTTTCATTGGGGAAAACGAGGGAAAATAAATTCTAGGAAAGCGACTGGGGAAGGGGAATGAAGGGGGAAAACTCGCCTTGCGAAAGGCTACCTTGGCTTGCAAGGTAGCGACGATGAAACCGGAGCAATGGACGAAAGCCAAAAGCCTCTACCTTGCGGGGAAGACGTGGGGAGCGATTGCAAGCGATTTGAAGCTCAATCAGTCAACGCTGCTGTCCAAAGCTTCAAGGGAAGGATTGCCAGCGATTAGGAAGGAGATGCGAAACACTATTACCTCAAAAGAAAATGTTTCCCTAGAAAGTCTATCGGCTTTAGTCCGCTCTAAGCTCGCCGCAGACGCCGCTTCTACGCTAGAAAGGATCGATTCCTATTCGTTGGACGGGATAAAAGACGAATCCACACGGGAGCAGATACTAGGCAGCGTGGCGAAGCGATCGGCGCTTGTGTTTGGATGGTCCGAAGGCAACGAAAGCGCCAGCGTCTCGATTAACTTGCTTGGTTCTATGCCGGACAGATTTGCTGAGGTTGTAGTCCACGGAGACAGCGCCGGCGCTACAGTCCGATAATGCATATTATCAGACTATTGTTGGACATTTTGTGTCCTAGGGGGAAAAGAATTCTTTTCCGTGGACTTGGCACGAAAGTTGACGTAGGACCTGGCACCCCCTTTGCGGGGTGGCTTCGTTTACGATACCCCCCTCAAAAATTTTCCGTCTTTTTGACCATGTTAAGTAAAATTAAAATTGGTCAAGTTATTTCTCTCAATCAAGCTGAGAGGAAGTTGGCCCACTTCGTAGCCAAGAATCGTTCCGGCAATAACCGTCATTTCAACGTGACGAACTTAAAGATAAGCGATTCGGACCCTGCGACGGTGGATCTGGAGGGCGTATGCGGCGAGATAGCTTTCTGTAAGCTATTTAATGTCTACCCCGACATCGACACGGATCGCGAGCCTCCGCACCCGCTCTACGACGCGATTATCCCGCCTATCCCTCCGGGCATTCGCATCGATGTGAAGACGACCAAGTACGAGAATGGCAAGCTGCTAGTCGATGCGCGAAAGGGTTCCAAGACTGATGGCGTGGATTTCTACGCTCTGATGACGGGTCAATTCCCCGGTCCGTATACGTTCAGGGGATTCATCGCGAAGGAACATATCATCCAGCCGCATAGAATCGGAACGCTCATCAAAGGATTCAAAACGTACATGGCGGATCAGAGCGAACTAACGGACGAGGTAACTATATTCTAATTGACTCGCGAGGCATTAATGTGTCTCAGTCCGCCCCATCGACCCTAAGCAAGGCGGAGGCTTGGTCAGCCGTCGCAAAACTGTCTAAGCGGCAATGACGCTCCGCATCGGTCAGCGCGTAGGTCCGATCCGCCATCGTTTGATGGATGGATAGAATGGCCTACCAAATGCAGAT